GGCTTTCTTTCAGGTTTCTTATTATTAGCAATTCGTTGGGTTTCTTCCCAAGTTTTTCCACATTTTCCACAATTATAGTCGTATGCAGGCATTTTTATCTCCAATATTATATAGGTTAGACTTTACTAGGATCTTTTAGTATCTCTCTTGCACTATTTACCCCATCAGCCAATTTAAGAGATGGGTCTTCTTGATGGGTTTTTAGAATTTGTTTTGCTCTTTGTTTTGCCTGTGCAACCAAAATAGCAGACAATAATTTCATCTGGCTGGCCTGTTGGTCTCCAGTATCAGGAATTCTTGGATCTGATGAGGATTTTCGTGCAAGACTACTCCTCATACGTTCTAGGCGTGCTTTGCCTTCTTCTAAATATGTAGCAAATGTCTTCATTATTAGGTATTTAGGCTTTTCTTTTTTTACTAAATATTGGATATGGGTGAATCATATTATAAAAAACAATTATTTAATATAGTTGGGTGCAATCAAACCATTAAGGCACCTAATGCAGTATTTAACTGTTCTACTACTACAGGTGTAGGTCGTTACTCCAGTTCTAGTAGCAGTTCAAGTAGCAGTTCAAGTAGTATTTCTAGTAGTAGTTCGTGTCCATCGTGTGGTTGTCCTAGTGGTTACACTCAAGTACCGTGTGTATAATTTATGGATGAAAATTATAAAAAACAATTATTAAACATAGTTGGATGCAATCAAACCATTAAGGCACCTGATGCAGTATTTAATTGTTCTACTACTACAGGTGTAGGTCGTTACAGCAGTTCTAGTAGAAGTTCTAGTAGTAGTAGCACTTCTACCACTAGTAGCAGTAATTCTTGTTGTCCACAATACGCTTGTTGTAGTTCATCTTCTAGTACTGTTCGAGAAGATTTTTGTAATTGCGGAGATTCTAGATTTCCAGAAGAACCTGTCAAAGGAGATGATATTTCACCAAGAGGTCGTGGAAATTGGAATAAAATACCAACGTGTTGTAGATGTGCTCTTGGATACTATAGAGTAAATCCTGTAATAAATTCTGATTGTGGAAAAGGACCATTTAATTCTCCTTGTGATAATTTTGGTTGCACATCACAACCGGGTGATTGGGCAGGAAGTTTTCAGGGTATGTGTCAAGAGGCTCATCCTAATATGGAGTGGAAGATAAGAGAATCTTATTGGTGTAATGGAGGGCGACAGCCTAATACACCAAATACTGTTGATCAATTTTTGTGTGTAAAGGGTATTTGTATTTGTAAACCATTACAAGGTTTGTGTCCTGCTCCGAATATAGAAAATTGGTGGTATGGACAACACGTCTGTCTTAGATGTAAATCTACTTCTACTAGTTCTACTACATCTTCTAATACTAGTTCTAATACTAGTTCTAATACTAGTTCTAATACTAGTTCTACTACATCTTCGTCTTTGTCTTCGTCTAGTCCTTATTGTCAATGTCCATCAGAAGATGGTTGTAATTGCCCTGGTTGCAGTCCGTGTTGTTGTGGTCCAAATAAAAAACCAGATGGGTTTGGAAATTGTGTTCCAAGTCCGTGTCCCTATAAACTATTAAATTTTACATCTGGATCAGATCAAAAAGGATATGATCCAGATCTTGATATAAGTTTTAGTTATTATATCCCTTATGTATACGATAATACAATTTTTAAAGAAAAAACAAAAAATATTATTACTGATTGTACGAATACAGAATCACCTCCTTGTTGGTGTAATGATACTTGTAATACTACGATTGAAGAACAAAATAATTTATATAATACAGATACTTTAATAAATAATATAGGAATTGGAGAATCATCAGAAAGTTTAATTATTCAAAATACGTTTTTAAAAGATGGAATTTCATATGAATCAGAAAATAACATGTTTAATGAGTCACAAGATCAAATTAACAATATGTAATTGTATCGTATAACTTCTTACATATAAAATAAGAATCTATAATATCAGATACAGGACTACACACTGCTTTTTTATCTGGTGCAATTACATCTTTAACCGGAAATCCTGTTTCAAGTAGAAATGATTTATACATCACTTCTTTGTCTGAATTTCCTTTTCCAGTTGCATACTTTTTAATTTCTTGTGGTGGAAATATAGTTAAGGGAGTTCCCGCTTGATATATTTTATATTTAAGAACTCCAGTATTCTCTGCAATATTAAATACTCGCCCTGTTGAGTTAAACGAGTATCCTTCTAGGCCAATCTGTTCAACACCTATAAGAATTTCCATTGCCCAGTCTGCTATAGTTTCATAGCGTTCCATGTCAGTGTTATAATCAAGAAATCTTTCTCCAAATATGTTTTGAACCTGTATATCTGTATATTTTTTAATGTCTGTAAGGTAATAAAAAGTACAGTGTTTAAAAGAAAATAGTGTTCCGTTAAAAACACAAATACACGGACCACATAAAGAGTAATCTATTCCTGCTATTAGCATACAGGTATTTATTAAAATCCAAATGAGCGTGCAAGCAAAATTCCTATAAGAAAACCACACGCAGATAGTATAACACGATTTATGTTATTTATTTTCATCCAACACCTCTTCAATCCAGTTTTGTTGTAGATCTACTCGTAGTGCAGAGCATTCAAATACACCTTCTTCACATATAGAAAAACTACTAATAACTCCAGCAAGTTTTCCTTTGTCTTCAAATACTGCTCCACCAGAATCACCAAACCAAATGAATGCTCCTTTAAGAGGCAAGAATTTCATGTATAGGGGATCTTCTATCAGAGTTCCGTAATAAAAAAATGTTCTATAATTGCTAAACTTTTTAACTTCGTGACTAAATCCAACAGTAACAAGACTCTCTAATCTAGTTAGGTCTCCTATATCCGTTGACATCTTTGCTGGTTTAACACTTGGTTCAGATTGCAATATAAGTACAGCAATGTCATACACAACTTCACCTTTGATTAGGTATTTTGGGTGTATAATACTCTTTATAACATGATACTCTGCACCACAGATTTTAAATCCGGTTACTTTATCGTCTACGGCACAATGACCAGCAGTGAGTACTGCATTTGGTGCTATAAGAGTGCCACTTCCTATAAACTTTTCTCCAACATATAGCTCTCCCACACAACTATAGGGATCTTCGTCACCCTCATGGATAACAGTAAATCCAGCGAATTCCTGTTTTTCGGGTGGGGTTAGTATGTCCAGTATAGAGGGTGGGGTTTTTTCTTCAACACGATATGTTGCGGGTGCAACTGTGCAAGATGTTATTGCAAGGCATAGACCCAATACTAATGGGAGTCTAAACATGCTACTATTATTTATAATAGATTTCTGTTAATAAATAAAAAAATCTAGATTTTTAGTCTAGATTCTTTATTGGCTCTCACGGCATGGAAGTTTAGTTCGTTAAATCCACCAATTCGCAACTATTGCCTCCACAGGCAAGTTGTTGTGAACCTGTCGTAGAATCAACCTTTTCGTAATTCTTAAGAAGACTCCAGTCAATTTTTGAAGGCATTTTCAACAAAAATGCCTCATATTCTTCTTTTGAACAGTCTTGGTACGGTGCTTGACGATAGGAATGGTTTGAGTGTGGAAGGAAAGAAATACCACTAACCTCATCGAAATGCTTGTATACCCAAGCACCAACCTCCATCCACTCTTCTTCTCGTACCGTAACTGTAATGGATGGCTTATGTTCACACCAATGTCTCTGATAGGTTAACCACATTTCTAATTGCTCTATAGCCGTCATAGTATCTCTAGTTACTGATCCTGGGGCTTTCATTGGGAAAGAAAATACCATAACATTGTCAGGTTTTGTTACATCAGGTTCTGCTGGAAATCCTGAATCAATCATCAGTTGACAGAGAGGATCTTTGCGGTCTGCACGAACTGTGCGAATATAATATTCGCTGTGTCGTGCATGAATACCACTAGCGGCATCCACAAGTTGTGAGACTGTACCAGACGGTTTCACACAGGTAACAGCAGCCGCTGGATTAATACCCAACTTCTTTGCCCATTCCGCATTTGTAGATACACCAACTTGTTTAAGTTCTTGTAATACAACATCCAAACCATCTTTACTGTACATCAACTTATTGTCCATGATGCCTGTAAGAGAAACACCAAGTAATGCTTCCTCTTCGCAATTTTTTGTAAAATCGCTTGACAAGTATGGAAAATATGTTAATGATGCTCGAAAGGTTCCTAGGATTGTAGCCAGTTTAACTTTTCGCATTAATGATTCGTATGTATCATCTGCCCTTACTATAACTTCTGTAAGATTGCAGAATTGACGATCACGAAGAATAATTTCACTACACGGATTAGTACCAAACTGATATGTGGCATCACGCCGATCACCAAGTTTTTCTGTTTGTTTTTGAGCAGCAGCACGATTAAAGATGCCACGCTCACCACTCTTTGATTTATAAAGAGAGACCCATTCTTCCATAAATGTTCCAATTTCAGGACACTCATTATAACACACAGAATTATTTGCCAATGCTCGTTGTGGATTGGCTTCCCACCATGCACCCATCTTTGCATCACGCATTTTTTCGTCTGTTAGATTTGAAAGGGAGATAAGTGCAGAACGACGAACACCACCAACAACTACAACTTCTGCAATCTTACAGACAATATCATGACACTCAATAGAGGATAGTTTACGACCAGCCGCAGTTTTAAATGTTTCAATAGTAAATTTAAATAGATCTTCTAAAGGTCGCGGACCACTTGCACGACCACCAAACACTTTTAATCTTGCACCATAAGGACGAACTTTTGAGGTGTCCCACTTAGGAATCTGCCCACCAATTAACAGAGAGACCAGTTCTTTATACGACTTTGCCCAACCTGCTTTAGAATCTTGAACCATGATTGTTGTATCAGTTTCAGTAAACTGTTCAGCAATAGTGGGAAGTTTATCTGTGTATTGGCGTTCAACACTAAAACCAACACCTGTTCCACACATGAGAATATAAAGAATTTCATCAAATGCTCTCACACGATTCACAGCCACATAGGAACAATTGTATCCT